TGGTAGAATTACGAAGAATCATTCCTGATCATCAGAAACGAAAGGTGTATGAAATCCAAAGTTCTCAACTACCTGAAAGTGATAGTGTGCCATCCAGCGACACACTATAATCTGATTACTATTGGAATTCTGATTACAATAGGAGCATTACATAACCATGCTCACTTCACAATGACTAAGGATGCAGATGCTTATGTTAGACAGTGGTGTAGATCATCAGCAGAAAACAAAAAGACCTGCATCAGTTATGGTGGAAACATGGACTATTAATCAACCTATATAATGTACAACCAAAGAGACCTTACGGGGTCTCTTTTTGTTTGAGGTAACCTATGAACATGTATGTAAATCTATGTCCTGCCTATGCAGAAAAGAGTGAGACACTTACTCTTGACCTTGCTCCTGAGGAGATGGATCAATTCATGCAGTATGTTCACATCCTTGCTGATGAAAAGAACATTACTGCTAGACGCGCCTTTACTGATATGGTAAAGTACACTTATGAAAATTTGATGGAGAAAGACTATGAGCGTAAGAATCGTAAGAATGCAAAACGGCGAGGACGTGATCGCTGATGTGTATGAGATGAGGGATGACCGAGAAGGTCCACCACTCGCATACAAGTTGGACAAACCATATACTGTTGTGATTCAAGCGAAGCATAACCTGTTTGAAGAACCTTCATACGATGAGGAACCTAAAACTATGGATCAGATCGATATTGAGTTCCAACCATATGTGCCTTTCTCTAAGAGTCCGCACATCTATCTGCCTCTCCCATCTGTAACATTCATTTACAACCCTATCGATCAAGTGATCGAAAAATATAACGAACTTAATGCTACCAATGCTGAAATTACTGTTGTTGAAGAACGATCCGAGCACGTACCTGATGGGGACGCTGACGGAACTGGACGAGGAACCGAGTCTACTACTTGAAAACTGCTTCCGAGTAGCACCTGATGGCACTCTCAGTGAGTATCCTCTGCATACAGACCAACGAGATGTCTTCTTGACATTAGACATGATCTTTACTATACTAGACCCATCCACTGCTCTGGTGGATCAGTATAAATCGATGGTTAGTTGATGAAGTTTTACACGGATGTCATTCTACTCGGTGATGTTATCTTTTATCGGGGATACGAAAACGGAGAACCCGTTGAATATCGAGAGAAGTCACGTCCTACCCTGTACTTTGTACCTGACAATCAGAACAAAGAGTCTAAGTTCAAGACTCTTGACGGTAGATATGCTCATCCTAAACGCTTTGATGGTGCTAGGGATGCTCGTAAGTTTATCGATCAGTATACTGACGTTGGTGGGTTAGAAGTGCATGGATATGACAGGTTCGTGTATCAGTTTATCGCTGAGAAATTCCCTGATGAGATTCGTTTCGACATGAACGCGATGAAGATCTATACGATTGACATCGAAGTTGGTTGTGACAATGGATTCCCCTCAGTAGAGGCGTGTCAGGAGGAGATTCTTTGTATTACTATGAAGAATCTTGCCACCAAGGAGGTGATAACTTGGGGCACTAGGGAGTTTGTACCGAAGGACACAGAGTATCGTGTCTTTTGGAAGGAAGCGGAGATGTTGGAAGACTTCCATTCGTGGTGGGCACAAAACACTCCTGATATTATTACTGGTTGGAACTGCAACTTGTATGATATCCCTTACATCTGCCGTCGATTTGAACGGGTGCTAGGGGAGACGTGGAAAAAGTCCCTCTCCCCATGGAACCGTGTTCGCGAGCGTGAGATTACTATGATGGGTCGCACTCAGATTGCTTATGAAATCAGTGGTGTGACAATTCTAGACTATCTAGATTTGTATAAGAAGTTCACCTATTCTGCACAGGAATCATATCGCCTAGATCACATTGCAAATGTAGAACTAGGTCAGGCAAAGATCGATCACAGTGAGTATGAGAACTTTAAAGAGTTCTATACTAAGGACTGGCAGAAGTTTGTTGAGTATAACATCGTTGACGTGGAACTCGTTGACCGTCTAGAAGACAAGATGAAACTCATTGAACTGGCACTGACTCTTGCATATGACGCTAAGGTTAATCTCAGTGATGTTTACTCTCAGGTCAGGATGTGGGACACCCTCATCTATAATGACTTGAAGAGTCGCAACATTGTAGTTCCACCTAAGATTAGTACGCAGAAGAACGATCAGTATGCTGGTGCATATGTCAAAGAACCTATACCAGGTGCTTACGATTGGGTGGTATCGTTTGACCTTAACTCTCTATACCCTCACCTGATCATGCAGTACAACATCTCACCAGAAACTCTGGTAGAGAGGCGTCACCCCACAGTGACTGTTGACAAACTGCTGGACAAAGAGGTTGAGATCAGTGGAGAGTATGCTGTGTGTGCTAACGGTGCTCAGTATCGTAAAGACATACATGGTTTCCTGCCTGAAATGATGCAAAGGATCTATGATGAACGGACCATATACAAGAAGAGAATGCTTAACGCTAAGCAGGCTCTTGAAAATGCCACCACACCTGAGGAAACCGTGGCATTACAAAAAGATATCGCAAGATATACTAATATCCAAATGGCCAGAAAGATCCAACTCAACTCCGCCTATGGTGCCATTGGAAACCAATACTTCCGTTACTTCAATCTGGCAAATGCTGAGGCGATTACTCTCTCGGGGCAAGTAAGTATTCGATGGATTGAATCGGATGTTAACAAGTACCTAAATAAAATATTGCAAACCGAGGAGGAGGATTATGTCATTGCATCTGACACTGACTCAATCTATCTTAATCTTGGACCTCTTGTTACTAAATTTCTTGGTAGTAAGTCTGGCGATAAAGCAGCAACTGTTTCTTTACTTGACAAGGTATGTCACGAGAAGTTGGAACCATTTATTGAGCGGTCGTATCAAAACCTGGCAACGTATGTTTCGGCGTATGATCAAAAGATGCAAATGAAGCGAGAGAACATCGCTGATCGTGGTATCTGGACTGCTAAGAAGAGATACATTCTACATGTATGGGATAGTGAGGGGGTTCGATATGAGAAACCCAAACTTAAAATCATGGGCATCGAAGCAGTCAAGTCTTCCACTCCTGCACCCTGTCGTACAGCAATTAAGGACGCTCTCAACGTTGTTATGAGTGGTACTGAGGAGGATATTCAAAAGTTTATTGCAAAGTTCCGTCGTGATTTTGAGAGTCTTCCATTGGAAGACATTGCATTCCCACGTAGTTGTAATAACATAGGGAAGTTCTCTTCTCCCTCACAGATATATGGTAAAGGATGCCCCATGCATGTGAGGGGTTCTTTGTTGTATAATCATTACTGTAAGAAGTTGAAGATCTCCCACAAGTATCCTCTGATACAGGAGGGAGAGAAGATCAAGTACATCTATCTACGCAAACCTAATAGGATGGGAGAGAATGTTATTTCATTCTTCCAGACTCTACCCAAAGAGTTTGATGTCCATGGTTCCATAGACTATGATGAGCAATTTACCAAGTCTTTCCTCAGTCCTGTCAAGGTTGTTCTTGACGCTGTTGGTTGGACACCTGAAAAACGTAACACTTTGGAGTTTTTATTCGGATGAGTTTTCTTAATGATGTAGTCAAGGAGATTGGCAATGAGTATGCTGGCGTTGTCAGTGAAGGGGTTGCTGCTGGCGACGTTACATCTTTTGTTGATACTGGGTGTTATCTATTCAACGCCGTTGTTAGTGGGTCTCTTTTTGGTGGTGTTCCTTCCAATAAGATTACGGCTATTGCTGGTGAATCGAGCACGGGAAAGACTTATTTTACTCTTAGTATCGTTCGTAACTTCCTTGATTCTGATCCAGATGCTGGATGCATATATTTTGAGTCCGAGTCTGCAATCTCTCGTGACATGATCGAGAGTCGTAAGATCGATTCTAATCGTATGATGATTGTTCCTGTTGTTACAGTGCAAGAGTTTCGTACCCAAGCAATCAAGATTGTTGATAAGTATCTAGAACAGAAACCTGAGGAACGCAAACCTCTGATGTTCTGTCTAGACTCACTTGGTATGCTTTCTACAACAAAAGAAGTTCAAGATGCCACGGATGGTAAAGAGACTCGTGATATGACACGGGCACAGATTGTAAAGTCTATCTTCCGTGTGCTAACTTTGAAACTTGGTAAGGCAAACGTTCCTATGATCGTCACAAATCACACCTATGATGTGGTTGGTGCCTATGTGCCAATGAAAGAAATGGGTGGTGGTAGTGGACTAAAATACGCTGCATCGTCTATAATTTACCTAAGCAAATCAAAGGAGAAAGACGGCGACAAGAAAGTGATCGGCAACATCATTAAGTGTGAGACTAAAAAGTCTCGCTTTACGAGGGAGAATGCTAAGGTTGAGACCAGACTTTTTTATGACGAGCGTGGACTCGACAAGTATTATGGACTATTGGAATTGGGTGAGAAGCACGGAGTCTTTGAGCGCATTGGCAATCGCTACAAGACTGATTCTGGGAATGTATATCCTAAGGTTATCCTTTCTAATCCAGAGAAATACTTCACCGACGAAGTGATGGCAAAACTAGAAGAAGCAGCACGCAAGGAGTTTACTTATGGAGCATGATCATTTCATTAAAATCTATGATGACGTTCTAGATAAGAACCTCATCAAGAACATCATGGATTCTTCCAGAGATGTTGACTGGGAATACTGGGATCGTGGTGGAAGACCACAGTTTCATCAGTTTAATGTGACTGAGTATGCTCAGGACAATCCTGATTCTATCTGGGGTAAGATCCACAATCGATTGATTGAGGCAATCAAAGATATCTCAGAGGAATATATGGAAGACACTGATTGTAAGGCAGCATGGCCAGCAGAGAACGCATTGGAACAGATTCGTTTAAAGAAGTATGTTGCCGAAGACGATGATCGGTTTGATCCTCACGTTGATGTTGGTGATCATAGTAGTGCTCGTAGGTTCCTTGCTCTATTCTTTTACCTTAATGATGTTGACGAAGGGGGAGAAACGTGGTTTACTAAGATGGGGATCAAAGTAAAACCAAAAGCAGGTCGCTGTCTTATCTTTCCTCCTACTTGGACCTATCCACATGCAGGTCTACCACCACTTAATACTAACAAATACATTATCGGCACTTACCTCCACTACATTTAATGCAAAAGATCGAAGAAATTGCTCTCAGTAAACTTATTCGTGATGATAATTACTGTCGATCTGTACTACCTTTTTTAAAGGATGAATACTTTGACAATCAACCACATCAGGTACTATTTCACGAGATCAATGAGTATGTGACAGAGTACAATCAAATTCCAGAGACTACTGCTCTCAAAATTGAGATCGAGAAGAGGAGGGATTTGAGTGCAGAGATTATCAAGGACATCGAAGACTTTCTTGATACTAAGATTGACGACACCACCTATAATGAAGAGTGGTTGTATGCAACCACAGAAAAGTGGTGTAAAGAACGTGCTATATATCTTGCCCTGATGGAATCTATTAAGATTGCTGATGGACAGGATAAATCACGAACCAAAGATGCTATTCCTCACATCATGGCGGAAGCACTTGGTACATGTTTTGACGATACAGTTGGCCACGACTACTTACTAGACTCAGATGATCGCTACGACTTCTACCACAAGCAGGAAGACAAACTCCCATTCGATTTGGAATATCTTAACAAGATTACCAAAGGTGGTCTCCCTAGCAAGACTCTCAACATCGCTCTTGCTGGAACGGGTGTCGGGAAAAGTTTATTCATGTGCCATATGGCTAGTGCCTCCCTCTTGCAAGGCAAGAACGTACTCTATATTACACTTGAAATGGCAGAGGAGAAGATTGCTGAACGAATTGACGCAAACGTCCTGGACGTTAACATCAAACAACTCTCCGATCCGTTATTCACCAAACAACAATTCCGATCCAAAGTAGATAAGGTTGCTGCACAAACTCAGGGTCGTCTAGTTATCAAAGAATATCCTACTGCTTCTGCTCACGTCAATCACTTCAAGTCTCTCTTGAATGAACTGAGTATGAAGCGTGGATTCGCTCCTGATATCATCTTCATTGACTACCTAAACATCTGCGCCTCTGCACGTTATAAGAACGCTGTGGTAAACTCTTACACTTACGTCAAATCCATTGCAGAAGAACTGCGTGGTCTTGCTGTTGAGATGGACGTGCCTATTGTATCTGCCACCCAGACTACACGTTCTGGATTTGGTAGTTCTGATGTTGATCTTCAAGATACATCTGAGTCTTTCGGTCTTCCTGCTACCGCTGATCTAATGATTGCTCTTATTTCCACAGAGGAACTAGAAGCAACAGGTCAGATTATGGTTAAGCAGTTGAAGAATAGATACAATGATGTGAACATGAACAAGAGATTCATCATAGGTATTGACAGAGCGAAGATGAGACTGTATGATTGTGATCAGTCCGAACAAGACAACATCCTTGACTCTGGTCAAGGCATTGAGGATAAGATCCTCGAACACAAACCCCAAAGTAAATTTGATTCCTGGCAAGTATGACCGACTCCGCTAACCAAAGATCCCGCGACAACAATGTTAATGTTGATTTCGGTGGTAATGACGCTGCCTCAGCAGCAGCAGAAAAACTTTCTAATGCCGCCCAAGATATCAAGGAGGGTATGCAGGATAAACTTGAAGATATGCAGGATGAAACTCCCAAGACTCCTGAGGATTTCATCAATAAGAAAGGTTTCAATGCTTGGGTGACTGCTGAGAAGATCAAAGAGAAAGCAGCAGAGAAGAACAAGAAAGAGGACCAACGTTTCCGTGTAGATTTGGACAAGTATTTACACTTTGCCGATGATACCTGCTCCAAACCAAGCAAGGATCAGGCTGCATACATCGAACGTCTTCGTCAACTGCATGAAGATGGTGTCAATATTGCTCGTCTTGATACTGCTGCCGCTGGATTGTCTGCTGAGTCAGGTGAGTTCGCAGAGATTGTGAAGAAGTTGAAGTTCCAAGGCAAACCCTGGAATGATGCTAACAAAGAGCACCTCGTTAAGGAACTTGGTGACATCATGTGGTATGCTGCTCAGGCATGTCTCGCTCTTGATGTTACTATGGACCATGTTCTGTATGTCAACTCTCTGAAACTGGCAGCACGTTACTCCGAAGGTAGTTTCTCTATCGAAGAGTCTGAGACCCGTGCAGAAGGTGACATCTAATGGACGGTGCAGTACATGCTTGGAACTCCATGTCCTACGGGGAGGGGTTCCTCTTCTCCGTCTGGATCTTGGGGATGTACTACGTTAAATTGCAAATGGATAAGAGGTTTGGAGGTCGCTGATGTTCTCACTTTGGATCCACTTGCGAGCATTCTTTGCTGTCGTAGTTGTTGGTTGTGCTCAACCTGTTAACTGGCAGCACTGCTATCGAGTGGACCAGTGGTTGCTACCAGAGATCGTACAGGGTTATAGACTGTGGACTGGGGAAGAAACACCATATCAGAATGAAAAAGATTATCTAAATAGTTTGGATAATCAGTGCCTAGAAGATGGCAAGATCGATTAAAGAAGCATGGGATGACTACAAACGTCATTACCAAAAAGGATTTGAGATTGTATCTAAGAAAGAAATCGTTGTATACGATGGTGCTCAGAGTAAAACAAAGGTAGGAGTTATCGCTAAGGGTGATGGTGTTCATGTTAAACCCATCAAAGGTGGTAACTACCAGGCCAGAATAGAAGTCTTGTATCAGAATGACAAGTCGGGGTGGATCTCTACTCCTTTGTTAGGTAAACCTAGGTCTGCCACAGGTAAGAAGAAGATGCCCGAGTTAAAACCTCAGGCGTTTGACATTCCTATGGATACTAAGATGTCTTTTGATACTTACTATAAGAAAGTCATCGCTGCTATTAAGAAAAGGGATGATCTTCAACTGGTAATCAAAGAGTATCTAATTGAACTAACAGATTTTTGTATGGAGCATGGTGCTACTGAGAAGAAGGAACTACTTAAAGCATATGCAGACCTAGCAGTATCAGAATACATTGATATTATGAATAACGTGGAGAAAGATTTCTCGGAGATTACTGCTCCACTATGTGTATTGGAACGTGGTGCTGCTGACTTAGATAAACTAGGGTATGGTAGGTTAAATAAGCATAATGCACAGGTGTTCCTACCTGCTGCTGGCAATGAACCACTGATTGACTTTGTTATATTTGATGAGGAAAATACGTCATACCCCTTCTCCGTTAAGAAGATCAGTAAGACAACTAACGTAGTCAAACCTCAGGATATTATTTCTCTTATCAATAAGAAACAGATTGATGGTAAGAAAGATGATTGGGTTGAGAAATATAAGAAGACTGTTGAGTTTAAGATCTTAGAAGTTCTTGCTGAGAACAAAGTGAAGGATGGTTCTTTCCTTGCACTGGAAGTGATTGCGAAGGATTTAAAATTAAAAAAGAAACTACCTCTTAGTGTGGTCCAGAACATCGATGCCATGGTCAAGGGTGGAGACCCATCCGAGTCAGATGTCAAAGCGGCACAAGTCTACTGGTTAAAACTGGCAGAGGAGTATTATAATGATGCTAAGGACTACTGGAATGCTCCAAAGCACAGTAGTGGTCAAGTTGGTATCGCCTCTCTCATCTGTCAAATGATGTTACGAAAGATCAGCAAGGATGGAGGACTGGTGTATCGTGAGGTCATTGAGCACTTTGTTATGAGGGAGGTTACCTACTACAAGTTCGCTACGAACAAAGGAATGCCAGTCTTCTACATGGAAAACCACTTGAAGAACAACCTCAAACCCACAGACCAGTATCATCTCAGAGAGAAATCATCTATTGGCAACCCTTATCGCGATAAAGTCGGAGTCCAACCATGAGTAAGAACACACACCTCGAACACCTTGAAGATGATATCTTCAATAATGGATATGCTGGTGCTCAGAATGCACTTGCATTCTTGGAGGGTCTAAAAGGTATGCTGACCACTGGTAGTGGTGGTGGTAATACTAAGGTTACTGTGAAGTGGGACGGTGCTCCTGCTATCATCTGTGGTATAGACCCAGAGACAGACATGTTCTTTGTTGGAACCAAGTCTGTCTTTGCTAAGACTGAACCTAAGGTATGTTACTCCCATGAAGAGATTGACCTATGGTATGGTGGCACTGGTGTTCATCCTAAGTTGATTGCTGCATACGATTACCTATCAAAGTTGCCTATTAAGGGTGTGATTCAAGGAGATCTTCTGTATACAGAGACACCACCACTGGTTACTATGGGTGGTAAGAGATGCTACAAGTTTAAACCTAACACTATTACTTACTGTGTAGAGAAAGCAACCGAGATGGGTGGTAAGGTAGGTAATTCTACTGTTGGTATTGTTTTTCATACTAAGTATAATGGATCCACACTTGCTGAGATGTCGGCAGGCTTTGGCGTTGACGTTTCTGGTCTTCAAGGTGTGTCTGATGTTGCAGTATTCTCATCAGACTTCACCAACACCAACGGCATTGCAAACCTCAGTGCAGGAGAGAAGAACAAACTAGAAATGAGTATGAGAACTGCGAAGCGCAACTTGGATTCATCTAGGAAGTTCTTGAATGAGATCGGTGGTACTACTAAGGGCATGGGACCTGCTGCTTTGTTTAAGATTTATTTCAACCAAGTGATTAGGACAGGTAATATGCCTACTAGTTCAGCGCAGATGTTAAATGGGTTCAAGATCTTTGTTGAGACGAGATATG